TATGTGAGCATTTTGAGTGCTGTCGTTATCCCATGCGTAAGTCATTAATCAATCACCTTTATGTACCTTTCATCAACGTAATTGGCTTCATCAGCAAGGCATTGCGCCACCTTTGGCAATGTCAGACCGAATTGATTAAATTTATACAACGTGTCGATTAAATCCCTAAATTCTGCGATAAACTCTTTAATTTCTCTAACCGACAATTTAAACATCGGTTTAAGTGCCGTACACGCTAAAGTCATGTAGCTGTATGCCGTGTCATTTAAAAGCTGTCGTGTGTCGTTTATTGTCAGTGGATTATTCCTCTGATAAATCCTAATCAACTGCTGCATTGGGATTAAATTAATCTCTTCCTGCACATCAATGCCGTATCTAACTTTCAAAAGTTCGGCAAGTGTTTCAGTTTTCATTTCATTTTCAGTCTGTGCCCTGTCAAGGTACTCGTTTATGGTTCTTTCAAGCCTTACAATGCGCTTATTACCAAATCCATGGTGTAAATACAGTACATAGTAGCCTAAGTCCATAAAGTCTGTGAAAGACCGCCTTACGAGCTTTCTGCGGTTATTACTGCTTTTCAGCGTAACTCTTTCGGATTTTGTCCATGTAAAATCCGGCTCTTTGTGCTTTTTCTTTGGTTTCAGTTTGTTGCTCATATTTCTTCATTCTTTCTTCAAGTTCTCGTTTTGCCCTGATAAAGCAGGCTTCGGTAGTTTCTTCTGCGACTTTTATAAGTTCTTTACCGCGCCACCGGATAGTTATTTTCGCTTCCTTGCTATTTGTTCTGTAAATCATTTGCAAGTCATATTTCCTTTGCAGCGGTCGGTAAAAATCGTAAAAATCTTTCAAGGTGTCCATTGTGGACTCCTTTCTTTTATCTTCTGTCGTGCCAAGTTTGCCTTTTCGCAAGTTGCATTCTTAACGTTCTGCTGATAGTGCTTTTCGCAAACCTTATATCCGGGCTTTACCGGATTATCACAGAAAAAACATAGTCCTTGTTCATATCTGCCGGTTCTTTCGGGCATTTTAACTCGTGCTCTTCTCATTGTTTCTCTGCAAAATGTGCAAGTGGTATGCCCTGGGTCTGCTTTTCTCTTACGACAGCGTGTGCATATGCCGTTTGCCTTGTCTTTTTCGTATCGTGCTTTTCGCCATGCCTTTTGTCGCTCATTGTATTTTTTTACATCAGCAGTGCGTATCTTTGACATGGTTTCGGCTGATTTTGCCCTACACTCAACACAGCTTTTTTCATCACCATATAGCAAGTTTTTGCCACATCTAGGGCAGACACCAACTGCCTGTAATTTTTCATAAAGCTCTCTGCCATATGCCGTGCGTTTGCTGTTACATGCCGTACAAACCACACCTTCTCTATCGAGTGGCTTTCCACAAAGCACGCAAAGGTTACTGGCTTTTCGTTCTTCATATCTCTGCCTAGAATATTTGTCTTTTATCATTTTTCGCTAGGAGTAAAGCCGACTTTAATTGTGCGCACAAACCTCTTTCCTCCTATCTTTTCATCTGCTCGATACGTTCCTTAATTTCTTTTGGCATTGGAATGCCTTTAATCGGCTTATTTTGGCTTTTATTATCTTCAAGTGATAATTTTATCGTCTGTTGATTTTTAGAGCCGATTTGAGCCGAATACGAGCTTCTATTGGCGCTTTCAATCAATGCCTTTATATCCTTTGGCATTCTTTGATACTCCTTCGCTCGATTAACAACTGTCCTGTAAGTTCTCATAAAGTTCGACTGCACTACGTTTTCAATGCTCTTGCTGTCCGTCAGCGCCCAGTTTCTAAGATTATCAGGACTCCCGACAGCTTTTTGTACGAGTGGTGGTAGCTTGTTAAATTCTTCAACTGCGCCATAGTAGCCATTTCTAAGTGCCTTGCTAACAAGCATCCATGCTTCCATTTCGTTAAGCTCCTGTGGGGATTGAACCTCATGCAGTTTGTTAATTAGCTGTCCGATGCTCGGTGCAAATCCGCTTGTATCGGAAAAAACATATGCTTTAAGTGCGACTGATACTTGTTCATAAGTGCAATTTTCCAACATCATATTCCACACATCTACTGTCTCCGATAAATTGCTTGGCTTGTAATTGGGGTAGCAATCACACATTATGCGAATGATTTTAACGGTCTCGTCTCTTGTCATTTCTCTACCTCACACATTATCCCAATCAATAGCACCTTTGTTAGCTGAATGTGGCTCATTGTCCTTTAGAGCAAACAGCCCTTGCCAGCAATGGTCTACTGACTGATTAAGAATTTTAACAGCTAAATCGTTATCGCCCTTTGATAACTTCTCGATAGTGTTCATAGCTCGGTGTAATGCCATTTCGGTGCATATCGGCTTCTTAATCTTCTTTCGCATTGTCAGATATTCCTGAAAAGCACTCTCTAGCATTTCATCATCAGGGTAGTAAACAGTTTTCTTTTTAGATATTGATTTATCAATATCTTTTTCTTTTATATCCTTATCTTTACTATCCTTAACTATACTATTCTTATCTATACTTACCTTACCTATACTATCCTGTGGCAGACAAGTGGCAACCACTTGGCAACCATCCGGCAACCCATTGGCAACCACACGGCAGCCATCATCAGAAAATGTGTATGCACCATTGGATTTTATCTTTAATTTTGCCAATTCTTCCTTAAAATTCGTTGGTGTATATCGGTCTTTTCTCAAAGCGTTTGCCATGCGCCAATGCTTAATTACAATCACACCATTATCAAACTGATAAATGTATCTTTTTTCCAATAGTTGTTGTAAATCAGCCACACTTGCGTGAGCTTTGAACATGGAAACTGATACCTGATTGCAAAATCCGTCATCATCAGCAGACATAGATAAATGCAAATATAAGGCCTGTGCACTTGATGATAAAGCCATGAAATTATCATCATCAGTGACTTTTTTAGTGAACATCCTTCGTTCTGCCATTTAATTAATCTCCTATATCCCTTCAATTTTCGGTTGATGTATTTTAATCTTTTCCCTCGTGGTTTATATTGTTATACCTCTTTCTCAACGTGTTCTGCACCTTGTTCATACCCTTGAAGCCACCGACAATAAAAGCTATCTCTGCTCTATTTTCCGTTGCTTTTGTTTCCGCTTCCATATCGTGTAGCCCGTACTCTACCTGAATAATTTCATTTGCAGTAATTCTTTTCAGAATTTCTTCACATTTCTTTTTACTTAAAATCTTCATTCCGAATCACCTCGCTTTTAGGCTAAATAATAACCTTTGCTCTTTGCCTCTGCATAATCATCTTCTGTAAGCAAAACTTCTTTCTGAATCTCTTTGTTGCCATAACAATCGACATCACATACAATCTTGAAAAACAGCATTCCGTTCTTCTCGATAGCTTCTTCGCGAGTTATATTTGTTACATAGTGTTCAAGTAAATTCATTCTGAATCGCCTACTTTCAATAAATTCATAAACTTCTCATACTGTTTCTGCGATATTTTGTTATGCTTCTTGTCGTCTCTAATTTCGATTTTAAGGTGCTTTTCAGCGATAGCCGATAATTCCCTCGCTAACACTTTTTTACCTTGCTGTACGCCCTGCAGATAGCCCTTAGGCGCTTTTCTCTCGCCTATTGAACCACTAGCACGATTTTCTCCTTGACCGCCTAAACTGACATTTCTAAGTTGATAACCCTTATCGGCATATAGCTTGATGTAATACTTCTCTTTCTCGTCAAGCTGGCTTTCGGGAAAATTCAGAAATTCAACTCGCCAACCATAAGGGCTTTTCTCTTTGTCGTACAGCTTGTGTTTGCGTAAACTAAGGTCTATGTGCTGTTCATAACCTACAAGGTGGCTTGCCAATCTGCTAAGTGTATGTACCGCCTGTCCGATATAAGCATACTTAAATCCGTTTTCATCTTCTCGGAGCAAGAAGTATATTCCACTTTTGTCATTCAGTTTTGGGTTCAGTTTCAATAGTCGCTTTTTATTTTCCTGTTCAATCGCCTTGGCTCTTGCTATGTTCTGATAATTCAATCGTTATCACTCCAATCTAAGTCTATTTTCTGACCGCAATTAGGGCAGTAATCATAATCATCATAGTCAACCTCATATCTCTTACAACAGCAAGGGCAAATCCAAGCATCATATACAAGTGTTCCGTCTGGGGCATATCCATCACCCTCATAGGTTGGTTTCTTCGGTATCCGCTTTTCAAGTGCCTGTATTGCCACATCTAAAGCCTCGGCTCTTTTTTGCGGAATAATACCGCCTCTAGGTCTTATTTTATGCAATTCTCTAATTGCTTCGCTCTCTTCCATATTATTCCTCACTTTCTTCTGACCAATCTATTTTCTGACCACAATTATCACAATATTTCTGCTTATCAAATAAACCTTTCCCATTGCAACAAGGACATAAAGCAAATTCTTTATCTTCTGTAAAATCAGGCTTCTTCGGTGTCTGCTTTTCTATCACCGTCCGGCACTCTTCCAAAGTTCCAATCTTGCGATATTGACGCCAATCACTTAATGCTTCAAAATAATTGCTTTTCATATTCTGTAATTCTTCCAACGTGCCGGTTGTGCGGTACTGTTGTACTTCTTCAAGTGCCTGTATTGCCATTTCGTTAGCCTTGTAATCATCTTCTGTAAACTTGCAATCGTTGCTCTTGTCCGTAATCTGCATATATAATCGCATATTTTTCAGCTTTTCTATTGCTTCATTCTCTTTCATACTCACACCTCTTTAATTAAATGGTAATCCTTCATCAGCTACATTGTCTGGGATTGACATAAAGCTGTCTGAATCAGTACTTGGATTGCTTCTACCTATAATTCCGTTATTGTTATTGTTCTGCTGATTAGCTCTGCTTTCGCAAAATTCATGTCTTTCAACAACGCAATCATTAGTGTAGACTTTCTGTCCGTCCTCGTTAGTGTAATTGCCTGTCTGCCATCTACCCTCAACAATTATCTTAGTTCCCTGGTGCAAATACTTCTCCGCAAACTCTCCATTCTTGCCGAATGCGATACAGTTAATAAAGTCTGCTGCCTGTTCGCCATCTTTCTTAAAAGCTCTGTCAACGGCTAATGTATATCTTGCTACCGCCATACTTCCACTTGCCGTCTGTGAATATCTTACTTCTGGCTCTCTAGTCAGTCTTCCACATAAAATTACTCTGTTCATTATTTTTCCTCACTT